TCCTTCCCTACTGTACAGAAGGTCTTGAAACTCTTTTCTCTCAGGAAGCTTAATGTAGGACCCAGTCCTCTCCATAGTCTCTTGGTTGGTAGCAGAAGGGATTGCAACACCTTCTAGGTATGCTAACCCGAGACCAAGATTCAATACATTTGAAACATCCCCTACCACCTGGGCATTGTAATCCTTACCCTTCTCGCTACTATTAAACACCCCAAAGTCTATATCTGAAGTAGTGCTAGTCTTTACGGTCAGTAAGTTGTACAGGGAAATAAGACGATCCTCTGATATGACTTCAGTTACAGCAATACTAGGGGCTGATGAAGCTGGGGCGTTATCGATCGTCACACCCATAGGAACGTGGGATAGCAGTAAGTGGTTTAGGGAAATACTGCTATCGCTTTCTATCTGCTGAGTAAATTTAGTCTCAATAGGTAACACGTTTCCGGTAACATCATCTTGCTTAAGAGTTATCTGTCGCTGCTTATCTAAATCCACAAGAAAGTTTATACCTTCAAGGTAGGAGAAATCATTTACAGGAACTTTTCCAGGAGCGTATACTTGTCCTTTACCATACATTGCTGGCATCTTTACAGCTAATTCAATTTGCTTCTTACGCTTATTGCTTTTCCCTCGGAAGGTAGAAGCCTCTGAAATCATTACCTGCTTTAGGTTATCAATAATAATCTGCGCTGCTCCATCGTATATTTGAGTTTCAATGTTAGAAGATACATCGTATATCTTTCTATTCATCTGCCCGATAAGGCTTTGGAGTAGAGTATCCTGAGAGTAGTAAGTTTCTAGGAAAGGGGAATTATCTATAACGTTAGGATCAAAGATAGTATTGAAATACACGTTAAGATCATCAGTAGAAGTGGGGACACCTCTTCCTCCAAGGCTAGGATCAAACTCAAGCTTCCACGCTGTGGCGTTAGGAATAGCGGACTTTCTAAGTTGTAGCTCTAGAAGGGCAGGCTCTAACCCTCCCTTCTGTGAGTCGAAGTATAAACCATCTACCGATAGTATGAATTTTCCTTTCTTCGATACGGGAGGCCCAGCCTGCAATCTAAATATTTCCTCAGTAGGAGGTGCGGGAGGAGCCGAAGCATCAAAAGGTGAAGGCTCTAAGGAAGGGTCTATAGCCCTATCAAGTAATACACTATCAATATTATCTAGTGAGCCTTGGGCAGAAACTTGAAACTTTAAAGCATCTACACTTTGCTCTATGGCTGTTGCGTATTGGGTGGTAATAGTGGCAGGAGCAACGGTCCGCACTCCTCCCGAAAACTCCTTAAAGGTTTTATAGGTTTGCAGACATTCTTGAAGGCGTTCAATGTCTGCCGCAGTAGCCTGAACATTGCTATATAATTGACTCCCTACGCTAAGGGCGGTACCAATGCTCCCCACAAACTCGCCGATACTATCAAAGAATCCCAATTCATCCTCATCAGATCCTAACTTTGAGGAGTTGGATACTAACCTATAAGTCCCATCGTCAGTCGCAAACTCAGTAATACCCGTGTCCATTCTAAGCTTGGATGCTAACTTCTTAGTGTATGAACTAGCCGCATCCTTACCTTCTGATATTTGGCTCCTTATGGGGGACAGTAATTCGGAAGGAATTAAACTTAAGGCTTCTTTAGCCAAGTTCAGCATACAACTAGGCACTCCATACTGAGTACCCAAAGCATCTATAGGAGATGCACCTTGCCCCATAGCCAGAGCGAACGATTTTGCGTCAAAGGTAGGCATAGTTATTCGGAATAGTCGTTAAGGTCAAGGGTGCTGTGTTCGGTGAGAGGAGGGATAGATGTAGGAGGTGTTGTAGGTTTTAAATGAATTTCGGTACCATCAACAACGACATTCCCTCCACTTAATATAGAGGTTTCACCCCCCGATTCCATCTTTAACGAGCCAGTAGCCTTAATGTTTATATTAGCCCCTTCCATGTTTATATTGGAAGTAGACTTAATTCTAATATCGTCCTGATCAGAGTCTATCTGAATCGCTCCAGTTTCAGTTATTTGAATTCTAGCTTTTGGAGTAACAATAAATATTCTCCCATCCTGTTCCGGTTCTCCAGTATCAGCATTTGCAGCAATAGAAATATCCCCACTTTCACTTCTTAGGTAAATACCTCCCCATCTCTTACAGGGAAGATTTCCATTAGGCCAATACTGTTCTGAAGGGGTTTGGGCCATGGCACCTGTGGACCTATTCTCAATAGATATATCCAATCCCTCAACAACTGTGAGATCCAGACTAGACTCAGCAACAATAAAGGACTGATGCCCCTTGGAGGCTACTTGGATGCATCTACTTGGGAATAGATCGTCAGCATCACCTTTAACTGTGATACCGTCGCCATGTTGGTTCTGAACGACTACAGCTTCGACTCCAGGAGAATCATCAAGACCTACCTTTTTACCTGCCTCACTTATTAAGTTTACAGAACTAATAGGCTTTCCAGGTGCAGGTTTAAAATTCCTAGTCACCTCTAATCCGGCACCTACCTGATTTGTATAGTTAACTTTTACGGGGGATCCGTCATCAGCGAAAACCTTATCGTCAGGAATCTCTACAAAATTAGGAACCCTATCATCCCCTCTGACCTGCGTTTTAGGTAATTGCGTATCTACGATTGTAGAATGGTAGTATACTTCGGTGGTATCAGGATTATGGGCTGCTAGAATAATATCCCCTTTAGTTGGGAGAGCTAGAAGTCCACCCCCATTAACCCTATACATAGGGGAGGTATAAATTACATCTACTTCCTCGTCACCAATAATCTTAAAAGTAGCTTTAAATCTTCCTGTTTGAAGTGAACCTTTATTGGAGGTAACTTTTCCTTTTATAGTATTTAACATGGTTACCGATCTAACTCCTTAATCATTTTTTTGAGAACAGCAATCCGGGGCACGTTTTCGGTAAAGCCTTGGGGATCTTGGGAAGGATTGTCAAATGGCATTAGTAAGTTATGAAAGTTTTTTGGTTTGCTAATCTCTCTACCAATCTCTGCATCTAATTCTGCCTTTAACCAGTCCCTAACGGTAGCGTCAGCGTTAATAGGGGAGCCAATCCCATCCCTAAGCAGGTGAAAGGTTGTAGATATCTCGGAAGAAGATATAATATGCTTCCACCCGACAATATCATACTCCCCAGTGTAAGGTGCTAAGTGTCGAATACTAGGATCTACCCCTACAATACCTCCCGTTATTCCTACCAACCCACAAGTTTTATTTACAAATAACTTGTGATTAAAGAAGGGGATAGTCTTAAGCGTAAGGCGGAAAAGTTGTCTGGCATATCTATCCATAATATCTTTTTTTACGGACGTAAACCTTTCGATTTTTGTGGAGAGGGAAAACTCGGTAACATCATTTTTAGTCATCCTTTCATACCTAGCGGCTACGATTAGCAAGCTGACCATATCATATAGGGATATTTCTCTTAATTCAGGAAACATTAAATTACCTAAACTATTCCTCTTAACAACAGACTCATAGAGCATCGTTCTGAGTTTATCTCTATCTTTACCTACCAACATGTCCTTTCGGAGTATTGTTCCATCAGTTCCTGCGGGTAAAGATTCAATGAACCTTGAAAGCTCCTCTTCTCCCCATACTCTCTCCGCTATCCCCTTAAGGGCACCAAGTTTAGTTGTACCTATTGCCGATTCGTCAAGGATAGGGCGTATTTGCATGGAAAGCAAAGAAGTAATGTAGTTTTTAGTTGAATAATTTAAGGAGGTAACGTTAGGGTTCTTAGTGTTATGCTTCAAGATTATATCTTTACCCTCAAAGTTATATCCCGCTTCTTTAAGAAAAGACATATCATCTTTTTCATCAGACACCTCAAAGGAAGACACCCTACTACCCTTATTTAAAAGAAATAGTTCCTCAAAATCTTTACGGTATTGTAAGTATGCGTCCTGCTCGGGGTTGTTAAGATAATTAGGACCGTAGCCCGAAGGCTTCAATGTTGCGGAATCCCACGTATTTTTATTACCTCCGCTAATTCCATCCATGCCAGTGACACGGTCATACCCGTTTAGGTATAATGTATCCCGTATATCGTCTGTAGAACCGAAAACAAATGCCGACCTAGTAGGGTCTTTTATAATCCCGTATTTATGCCATAGCTTTAGTATTCGCATGTCAGTCTCCTCAAAAAAGTCAAAGGGTCTTGTCCCAAAGATCTCATCATTTGTTTTGAGGTGAGCAATCTCGTTAAGTCCCGCTACAAATTTTGATAAAGGGGCGAGGATAGGCGTGTCAAATGACCGCGAATACTTACCTTCTGAAAGCATGTTAGTGGTGCCCATTTCCAATGTTAAGATCAAACCTTCCTTCATAATCCTATCATACTCCTCGCGCAGAGCCTTTAGGGTTTTTTGTTCGGTGGCTGCGTCGAAGTTAGAGTCAGTATTAATATTGGACGGCATAGATCCAGGCTTTAAAGCCGCCCCTAACTTAGCCTTCTGAGATTCGGTATATTCTTCCGTGTTGCCATCACCATTAAGATTCATTCCTTCAGGAACCGCTTCCATTGTTTCAGTAACAGCGTCCTCGAAAGGCCCAGAATACTCGGAAGATATGGATTGCGTTTCTACGTTAAATACGGGAATGTTGGTCCCTAATTTTAATTCAGCAACCTTATTACCGAAGATTTTATTGAAGAGTAACTGTGGGCTGGAGCCTTCTTGGCGAAGCGGTGACATTAAGGGCAAGTTTTGTAAAAATCTATAACCCTTAAAAAGTTCATTCTTTCTTTCGGGCACAGAAGGATAAGCTTGTAACCAGCTTCTCCACGATGTGCGACCGCTGGTTTCCGAAGATTCGCCGATGATGGTTGGCGGCAAAGAGGTCGAGGCGGCTGCTGCGGCCTTTAGAGCTAGCCTCTGACTGTCGGCAATCCTGTTACTAGAATCCGTAATAGCTTTAGCCATCTCTTCTAGCCGGTTGGCATTTGCCCCGTAGGGGTTTTTACCGAAGTTATGTCTAATCCCATACATCTTCAACACTTCACTAGAGTCCGATACGTTAGCTTCACTAACTATACCCTCTACGTAAGCGTTCCCGTTAGGGTCTACCAATACATATATCTTATCGTCAACAGGACCACGAATTTTATGAGGGAACGCGACAACGGCATTTCCAGGGTTTCTTGTTATCGACCCTATAAAATTACGTAACAATTCTCTACCACTCTCATTCAATGATACCGGGAATCTAGTCATCGAAACACCATCTCGTTCGACGCTGCTAGTGGTAAGTTTATTCTTTTTCTGGTAGTCTTCTCCTCCCAATTCAGGGGGAGGCACAGGCAGTTGTATATTAACCGACCCGTTAATGCGAATGTAATTTTGTGAGTCTAAATACTTACTAAGTTTCTTTGTAGCATCACCATACCCAAACTCCTCTTCAAAGTTTCTAGACCAAGCTTTTAGATTCTCCGGTTCAGCCACAAAAGTAGCATCCACCATTCGAACATTACCCTCACTGTTTTTTAGTGTAGCCGCAGTTAACGACATTGTATGAGGACCATCCCAATTAGTTATGTCATCCCCTACCCCAAAAGCCATGTAGTATTGATCAGAACCCTTCATGGTTTCAATCCTATCCTCCAGCGTCTTTATTATAGAACTGTTGTCGATAGCCTTATAATTAGCATACTCTTTACCTTTTGCTATCTTCAAGGTATGGGCCAATTTTCTAGACAGGGGGTCATTGTCAAGAAGTACAAACTCAAGTAATTTTGAAGTTTCCACAAAGCTTAACTTAACTTTACAGGGATCATCATTGGGAGTTGCCCCAAAAGAATACTCAAACCTCAGTAGTCCCTCATTATTATTAGGTGTTGCTATAAAGCTTTCAGCTAAATCTTTCTCACTAAGATAATCAATACGTTCTTTGAATTTAGTTAGTTTGTTTTTTCCAAAAAATAGTTGTTCTATTGCCTGTCGGGACTTTGTGATAATCACATTGGCAGTAAACACTTTGGACATTATACTATATCCACTATCGTTATTCTATCCCCGACGTTAAGCTGTTGAAAAGGATCAGAGATATTATTAACCCACAGGATTACCCAATCAAAAGCAGGGGTACCGTAAAACAAATTCGCTATTAAATCTGCGCGATGCTCAAACCCTGGAGGGATGACTCCAGTATTACGAGGAAGGCCATTTAACATTTTGATTGAAGACTCAAAAGTAGAAGAGTTAATAGAAGACACTACTTTTTTACTCTTAAAGGTCTCCTCCCTTTTACCTACACCTAAGTGATTACTGTATTTCATTTTTATCCCCTAGGATTAATCGTTCTGACCTATCTGCGTGCCTTCTTCTGTAATATCTCCATTATAAGGATCTATGTTATTATCTCCTATTATAGCTTCCCACCCGGCGAGGTTATCCCCGGACTCAAGATACCCAGACTCAAAGGTGCCAAAGTCACCAGTTCTCATCTCACTAAGGGTCATTGTTATTTCTAACCTTTTAGGGGTTAAGGTCTGTATATCAAACCCAGCCTCGTCCATTATTGATATTGAGTAATCACGAACTACGCAAGGAACATTGTTATACATCGGACCATGCGTCAGTCTAACTATTGGAGGACCTTGGACTGTGTTGGTGGCGTTATTTAAGCAAGTTGCGCGGATTAAATTAACCCACACAAATACCAAGTTAATCAGCTTATCGAGGTCCCTGCGGTTTTGGTTACCTCCTTCATAAAAGGGATTCAGACCCCCAAAAGCACCGAAGTCCCTATTAACGTTGTCTTCTAAAGAAGTTATCCACCCCTGCACAGTGTTCTGGCCCGTAATCTGTTTTAGCCATTTACTGTAAAACTTTCTATGAGTTTGAGCGTGAGGAAATCCTTCAGGGTTAAACTTTGTATCTGACTCGCCCATGTCGGATAACTCATTTTCTAAGGCCACGCTACGGAATGGTTGCCCCTCGGGATACAGCCAATCGGTCACCTTTTCATTCTTTTCGAATTGAATTTCGTTGGCTAAGTCGGATCGTAAGTTAAACCTTTCCTTTGCAGATTCTTTATCGGCAAAGAATAGATTAAAGTGTCGTGTGAATTTATCAGCTATACCTTCGGTAGTATTGAGATGTATTAAATGTAGTAAACTAATATTAAAGGTAATATCAATAGCCCTAGACTCAGAGCCTCCGTAGGAGTATAAGGATCCTGCCCTTCCCATAAGGTTATACTCTTGAAGGGAATTAGATCCTGACTCAGATATTTCAGGATTCTCAAGGAAAGGGATATAGGTCCTGAAAATCCTATTGTCCGACTGAGGGAACTCTACAGTTAAGTGAGAGCGTTGCTCTAACTTTCTTGGTTGCTTAACGTCTTCAAATTTAAAATTATTTGAAGGCATTATGCTTTGAATAAATGATGTCATTAGGTTCCGTCCTTTTGGTTGAGATCAGGCATTACGTCGGCAATTTCCTGTGCAGTCGGAGTTTTTTCGAGAATGGCTTTAAGAAGTTTTTCCACCCTTTCGGTCTTCTCGGGGGAAGAAGACCCTAGAAGGCCAGAGGCCAATGCCGCTGCTTGGGACAAGGTCGTTGCTTTAAATCCACTATCAACTTCTTTGTCTTTAGATCTTTTTAATATTTTATTAGTATCTTTCGTATTGTCCTCGGTATCCGAGAGAAGTCTAGTTACTAGGGGGACAGCGGCAGTTACTACGGCAAGAGCGGCACCTACAGGGTGTAGGAAGGAAGCAACCTTGCCTAGCTTACCTATCACACCTATAATACCACCAGCGGCAACGCCGGTAGCTATTGCAGGAAGGTATGTTAGTAGAAGGTTATACTGATCAGGTGCCAACTGTTCGTAGAACCGATCCACAATACGTTTTTTACTTGCAATAGATTCCAGGTTACTTTGTTGCGTCTTCTTCTCTTCTTCAGATAGCTCGTTTTGTTTCTGAAGTGCTCTCAACATCCCAAGAGCAGCAAGAGATTCTTTCTTGCCAATTTGATTGATCATGGATTCCCTTCGAATCTCCCCCTTCCCAAGCTTCTCGTCGAAGGCTACAAGTTTTTCAAGTATAGTATTAGAAATGTTATTGCCCTTTCTAAGGCTCTTCATTTCATCTGTAATCCCAAAAAGTGCTTGCTTCTGAACTTCTAAAGCTCCTGCCATAGTTAAGAAGGTTTGAACGTTTTTCTTTGCGTCCTCAGACCCTCCCATTGCAGCTACCATATCAGTCGTAAACTCACTATAGGCACCTACAGCTTTGTCCCCATGAATCGCTGCCATTTCTAAGGAACTCTTAACTGAATTAAGAGCATCAATCATAGTCTCCGCAGTAGCCCCGTAATCTTTAGAATTCCTTAAAATACTTTTAGATAACATTCCACCAACCTTGCTAGAATTATTAGTTGTGGAACGTAAGGTAGCCATAGCAGAAATCAAGCCTGTGGTGTTTTGGCCGGTTAATATCATCTCATCTGCTAACTTAATAGTACTATCACTTGCCCCCCTTAAACCTTTTGAGAAACCCGTTACTAGAAAATCGGTCATTTCCTGCTGGGTTGCCATGGTGCCTTCTAAAGCCTTGGTATTAGCGGCTGTAAATTTGGCATAGGTAGTCCCTACAGCCAAGGATTTAAGCTGCAACTCCTCACTCTTTTTCATTACTGAAACAAAGCGATTGACAGGATTAAGGAAATTTGCAACACCCCCGGTGACCTTTTTGGCGGCATCCTTTAGGGCTTTCGACAAGTCTTCAAGGGCAGTGGTGTTACTATTTGTAGGATTTGTAGCCATTAAAGTATACTAACCTTCATTACATTTGTTAATTTAGCCACATTAAAAGTCCTAAAGTTATCTTTACCCAAAAAAGCCCCAAGCACCCTACGCGAATAATAGTTGCATGCATCCCTGTTCTGGTATAAGTTATTTATCATCAATGAAAACATTGAGTCTGTTAATGACTCAATCTCAACAATATTAAGTAGTGTGTTGTTTCTGGTGGACAAGAATATACCGCTGGATGTCCTACGTGAGGACACTACCAAACCAAACCTTACGCCCCCATCTATGTAGTAGAACTGGACTAAATCCCCTGGCTGTAGTCCCATCCAGGAGGTTTCATGGACACTCATCCTATCCTTGTAAGGAACTAAAAAGTTATCCAGTGTGGTGCTGAGAATTCTTCCAAATCCCCTGATGGCGTTTATCAATCCCATGCTTAATAATTTTTTCTAGATTTTCAGCCTTAGGTGACTATCATATGTAATATTACTTAAAGTCACTAAAGTTCTTTCTTCTTTATCCTTACTTCTTTTTCTTTGTTTCTTTAGTCTAGATACTTTAACTGATTGAAGTATACTTATACTAGCAGAATTATTTAGGCTAGATTAGCCTCCTTAAGGTGGTATAATGAAGAATGTCCAATCTTGATGAAGAATTATTTGAAACCTTCGATCTTCTGAAGTTCACAACGTCCAAAGACTTTATTGATCGATGGAGTTATAAGTATGGGAAGAGAATGACTAGGCTCTTCCAGATCAGAATACTTAAATCCCTGGAGAGCAGGAAGCCCCTAAAGATGCAGACCTTGCATAAGTTTCTGGTGGTGGACTCAGGATTTAATCGAGAAGTTGTCGAAAACTTCCTGATAGACATTGATTTCGAGATCTACTACCCTATAATCAGTGGTTCACTATCCGACATTGCACCCAGCAAACCCACAAGGTAAAAAGATGAACGAACAAGACAAGCAAGATCTCAGGAACAGCCTATACCGCTCTAAGTTTATTAGTGACCACGGAGTGGATCCAGGCGATCTTGAAGGCTCCCAAAGCAGCGATTGGCCGGTATACTGTGTCCTAGTGTATCTTGCATGGTTAACTTATGCCCATTTTACAAAGTAATCTGCTAGGAGGGTTACTTCTTCTTATTCTCGTTCAAAGTCTTCTTTAGTTCCTTCTGCTCATCAATCCTCTTGCAGACGGTAGACTCACTCTGGTAGGCAGGACAAGCCTCCTTATACTCGCACCAATCACAGAAGATGTTCTTGCTTGCCCAGAACTCATCCATCTTTTTCTTTCGGATACGCCAGACCTTATCAATCTGTTTCTTCTTCCACTGGTCTATTTGGAATCGTGAGAATTTAACAGTAACGAAGTTCCCTGTAACTGGGTAGTAGTGCGAACAGTAAATCTTCTCATAAGGGACATCGTAAGTTTTGTGGATAGCATAGGCATACCCCTTTAGCTGATTGTCATCCAGAAGAGTTTTCTTCTTCTTCTCTCGTTTACTGGTCTTGTAGTCGATAACTAGGTAGCCTCCATCGGTGCCTTTCACCACCCGGTCAATAATACCTACAAAACTTATATCCTTTTCAGAATCTAGGGGGACGGTAAACAACTGTTCCGTAGATAAGGTCTCCCCCAGCTTTTGATTCCAGAGGATGAAGTTCTCTAGGCAAGACTGCATTCTAGTATTTTCTACAAAAGGTACTTTGTAGGTTGAACGCTCCGCTTCTGCTATTTTAAGCAGAGTCTTCATGCTCTTCTCCTTGAAGCCTACTTCAAAGATCTTATGGATGAAGGATCCGAAATTCAATGCACCCTCATTCTTAGATCCGAATCCAGGTAGTCTTAATATATACTTGAGCTTGTATTTCCACAGGCACTGGTCTATGATGTCTCCGCGAGAGGCACTGATATTATTTATGAACATAAGCGATAATTCTTTTATTAGAAAATACTGTATTGGTAAGTTCTCATCTAATTATAGGCTTTCAAGCGATGATATAGAGCTAGTAGTTCCCTCCCTTTTCGTGGCTGATGACCATAAACGCCATATGTCCATCAATCTGGTTACTGGGTTATGGCGATGCTTTAAGTCTGGCGAGGTGGGAAACTTCACCCAGTTATACTCCAAACTTGAGAAGTGCTCCTACTCCCAGGCGTATGAGACTCTCATCTACGAGGACTTCCTGGCTCGTGGTGTTTTCAGGGAACCGAAGAAGTTTGAGCGGGTTGACCCAGATAAGATTGTCAGTAATTTAGATGATACTAAAAACTTTGAGATAGTGAAGGACCATCCTCTGGTAACCAGTAGGTTGCTCGACGGTTTCAAGTTTTACCTCGCAAAGACGGGTAGCTACCAAGGGAGACTCATTATCCCCTTTATTAATAAGTCGGGGAAGATGTTCTACTTCCAGGCTAGAGACTTGAATGGATCCCAACCTAAGTATCTTAACTGTAAGAACCTAAAGAGTTCCCAGATACTTTACCCTTTTGATTACGGATCCTACGAACCTTTGTATGTGACCGAGGGGGTGTTTGATTGCTTGAGCCTCCAAGCTTGTGGTCTTAATGCTACTACCACACTGTCCTGCTTTACGTCTAAAGAGCAGATGCTTCAACTCAGCCAGTATCTCGGTCCCTTGGTATGTGCCTTTGATAATGACACAGCAGGATCCCACGGGACTAAGAAGTTTATGGAAAAAGCCTACTGGATCAATCGAGATGACTTGTATACAGTAAGTCCTAACGGCACCTGTAAGGACTGGAACCAGATGCTCGTTGAGAAGGGTCCTGATGCCGTTCTAAGCGCATGTAAGGACCTTAAGAGGCTAGATCCCCTAAATCTAGAGCTAGCCCAGCTAACGGATTATAAAGGCTAGATCGTTTGATACTATTGTCTGATTCAGAGCTTGGAAACGAAGCTTTGCAATGTATACCCCTGTCTGAGATCCTAAGGTTCCATCAAGCATACTTGGGTGGGTCTTTAGGGCTTCAGTGTCCAGGTTAAAGATTACGGTGTTTGCCGAAGTAAGATCTGAAAGACCAGACGTTTGAGCGTAAGAAGATACCATCACTCTGGAAGCTAGATTACGATCATCATTCTTCTTGTAGATCTCAATTTGAGGATTCACAACTAAGGAATCCTTGAACAAGTTAACGATGCTTCTATCGATGTTTGTATTCTCCAGGGTAAAATCGTTAGTGAACTTCAGGTCAACTTTGGATCCCAGAACCACATGATTGTTTTCAAGTTGTGTGTTTACCCGGAAAAGTAAGGGTTCTGTAACTCCAAAGAATTTATCTTCTGTCAGAGTGAAGTCATTTATTATCGTAGTGAGGTTGGATCCGTTAACATGCTTGACGGTCCAAACATCTAGGTAATCCCCTACCCCTGATACGGTGTTAAGAATGCTACTCGCCCCAGAAAGATTAAAGGTTGCACTTACTACGTTCTGATCTAGGATTACAGCGTATTGACCTTCGGCCAATCTGTAAATACCAGAAGCTTGGATACCGTCACCCCGAGAGTAATTAGAAGTATCAAAAGAACTAGAGTCAGTCCTAGTATCCGAAGCATTTAAGATGTTCGCAAAGTGCATTTTCACGAGGCTCGTCACACTGGAATCGATCTCCCCCTCAGGGGTGACTACCGAACTAGGAGACATGTTATTTGCAGCAGCAAAGACAGACACCCCGCTAATCTCATAAGGATCTGCGTATTTCCCGTCGTTGATGAAATACATCAACAAGGCAGTAGGAGCTAACACTGACGGTCTCTCATGCCTCGTATTGACCGAATAGTTATTTATTTTCATGGGAATCCTTTAGAGCCTTCATTTCGTCCGCGTAAAACTTTATGAATGTGAACCTCTCCATGGAGGTCATTTTCTTTACATCGGAGTAAGCAAAGTTTGCCTTACTTACTAATATGTAGGCTTGTTGTAAGAGTTCTTTTGAGGTTAAACTATGTATTAGCTCACTGAAAAAAAATCGACACCGAGGGGTATAGCCATCAAGGTAGAATTTTTACAAGAGGGGCACTCAAACATGAACCTTGGGTCAATCCCGTATTCCTCCCTATTAACTTCCTTTATAATGGTTTTTACATCTTGGATATGCATTCTTTTTATTGCCTTTGAGATAAGGACGGGATCCGTAATTTCTCCAAGGGAGATTACAAATCTATAAAGATTCTTTATTACCGTCTTAGAGTCCTCTAAATAAGCTTCATCTCGTGTTCTAGGGAATACCACCTTCACATCTACACCCAGCTTTGGCAGGGTAATTTCCCTAGGATCCGTGAAGTCCTCTGGGACTTCTTTTATTTTAAAGTGACTGTCTAAATCTATTGTCGTTATAATTTCTTTATGGCACTGAGTGCATCCAACAGGAAACTCATACTCAGATCCGTAGGAAAGCTCTCTAATTTTCATTAGAAGGAATAGCTTATCCATGGTCAAAAGCTCTTGTACGTTGACTCCCTGAACGCAGGTATCAACCAACATATTAATAATATTACTTCCCTTACCGTTAGAATTAAGTATTCTTTCCTCGTCTTGGAAAGTAAGGGCAGTTACCGTAGCACCCGTAAAGTTAGTGTAGAACTTCCCCTTAGAAGGCAGGGATACTTCCCATGACTCCCCTTCTGGCATATTTTTAAACAACTCGTTGAGGACACTATCGTGACTGGCTACGTTATTCCCCGCAATTTTTCTTATCTCTGACATGGATCTCCTATAATGTAACTATATTATAGTCTATGAGGATTACAGTAGGAACTTTAACCGCACGCCTGGATACTGATAATCCAGAGATATTAAGGGAACTTAAAACTAAGTATTCATTCCCTGTGCCCGGATACCAATACTCCCCAGCCTACAGAGCTAGACGGTGGGACGGTAAGAAAAGATACTTTGAGTCTACTGGAAAGTTTAAGGCAGGATTGCTCACTCGCGTATTAAAAGACCTTGAGTTGATAGGAGTTAATACTAAAGATATTGTAGACTATAAAGATGCAGATACTTCCGCTGACGCACCTTTAGTATCTGTCAAGAAGTTTAAGTACAGAAACTACCAAGAGGATTGTATCCTACACTGCTTAAAGCATAAGAGGGCAATTGTGGATTCCCCGACAGGTTCGGGTAAAACTCTAATAATGGCGGGGGTAATTGCAGCCCTACAGGAGATAGATCCAGACATCCATGTTACTGTATTGTTCAGGGAGAAAGGTATCCTAAAACAAACTTACGAGTTCTTCCAAGAATGTGGTATTAAAGAGTTGGGGATAAACTCAGGGGAAGGTTACGAGCACGGACGCATAATGCTTTCCACGGTGCAAAGTATTGAAAGGATCATAGATTCTCACTTGAATTCCTCAAAACTACTAATGGTTGACGAAGCTCACCAATTCTGCAAGGGGGAGACCACCATAGCTGCCGTTGAGAGCTTCCCTAACGCTCTCTACAGGCTTGCTTTCACTGCTACGCCTCCGAGGGAGGGCGCAAAAGACATCAACGCTAGGATGGTTCTAGAGGGCGCATTCGGAGCCGTATACACAACCAGGACGGCAGACGAGTTGATTAAGGATGGAAGTTTAGCCAAACCGATAATTCAAATTATAGATATACCGGCACCCTCATCTGTAGAGTCTAATCTATCTTACCTGGAGATATACGAAGAATTCATTGTAAACAATGAGTATCGCAATAACAAGATAAAAGAGATCGTAGATAAAGTATATAAGGCAAACCCAAATGCTAAGATACTAATACTGGTAAAGAACCTTCAGCATATTGAAAATCTAAAAAAGCTAGTAACTAACTACTACGGGATTGAAGGTAAGGATGATATTGGATCCCGGTATGACATCATTCAGAAATTCATAGAGGATGATAACCCCGCTACTATCATCGGAACTAATGTTATGCAGACTGGGATTAGTATTGATGAGATATCTCACATGATCAATGCTAGAGGGTTAGCGGGAGAAGTTCCAACCATTCAAGGTCTAGGAAGAGGTACGAGAAAGGCTAAAGGTAAAACTAAAGTATTCCTTTATGATTTCTATGATCGTGTCAAGTATTTGGAATCCCACTCCAAGCAAAGAATAAAGCACTATAATAATTTGAAGTTTGAAATCAACAAGATAAACATATGAGAAACGGACACCCAGACATTTTGACCTCTAAGGCTCAAGTAGACGCAATAAACACCTTAACGACGGATCAGTTAAGTATGATAGAAAGTTGCATGGAAAGAATGAAAGCAATAAAAGATGATAAGAAAATATCAGAAAGAACCCTCAGGGAACTAACCAGCGTTATGCGTGAGTTGGATGCCCTTAGAGAACTTTTCTACCTGCGCCTATTCAACTCCCTTAAACGTGGTGATATGCTTT